ATCGGTCAGGTTCCCATCGCGGCGGCGAACGAGCCGCCGCGCATGCGCGCGTCGGCGACAGCGTCGACAGTCTGTCGCTTGATCGCCGGCATAAGCGCGGCGATCTCGGCGCGGACGGTCTGGGCGACGCCGACGCTGATGTTGATGGTCTGGTTGACGACAGTGCCGCCCATGCTTTCGCCGTTCGGGATGATCTGGCCGGCGCTATGCGGAACGAACACTTCCGGCCCCTCTTCGCCAACGACGATCGGGCGTCCGCCGCCGACAGGGCCGCCGTCGGCGAAGCCGGGAAGGCCGAGATCGACGGGGCCAAGCGCGGCCGGAGCGGCGGAGCCGCCAAGAAGGCCGCCGATGCCGCTAGTAATGAACCCGGCAAGCCGCGTCGTCACGGTCTGTCGGAGGACGATGCGGGCAATGTCCTGCGCGATGCCCGCGAGCACGTTCCGCATCTTCTCGCCCTTCACGATCGCGTCCTCGAAAGCGGACTGGAAGGTGAAGCCGAGTTGACGCGTCGCGTCGTCAACGCGCTCCGTCTGGCGGAAAATGCGGTTGCGCGCCGCCTCGTCAGCGGCGGCGTATTCCTCCACGCTGATACGGTTCGTGCGGTAGAGTTCGCCGATGCGCTCAAGCTCCGCCGCATAAGCGACGTTTGGGTCCAACTGCTCGCGTAGCCGCTGCGCCTGCTGGTCGAGCGATTGATTGTAGCGATCCCGCTCCGCGCGGATCTGCTGCATCGAGCGTTCCGCCGCTTCGTTGAAGCGCTCCGCCTCGCGTGCGCGCTGTTCTGCGGCGCGGACAGCGGCGTCGGCGGCGTCCTTCTCTGCCCTTTCTCGCTCTCTCCGTTGAGCTACCAAAAGATCACCGGTGCCGAGCGTGTAGTTGTAGGCGTCATCGGACAGCGTCACCGCGATGCGGTTTGCATTCTCGGCCTTCGTGAGCGCCTCAAGCTGCTTCTCAAGCTCTTTGATGCGCTCCGTCGCGCGCGCCGCGCCGACTGCGGACGCCTCCAGGCCGACGCCCAGGTCGCCCATCATTCCGCCGGATCCGGTTTGGATCTGCGCGGCGGACTGAAGCTTGAATATCTCCTCGCGCAGACGCGCAGCCTCAAGACCGGCGCTCAAGCGTGCGGTCGGGGCCGTGCGCTCTGCGGTGGCTTTGTTGAGGCGCTCGATCTCGTCGTTGAGATCGTCAAATGCATCGCGCGTCTCTTTCGCGGCATCCTTGGCCGAAAGCATCTGATAGGCCACGCCAGCAATCGCGAGGCCCGCCCCAGCAATCGCGCCAAACATGCCGAACATGCCGAGAAGCTGCGATCCCTGCTGCACGAATGCCGTCACGGCCGAGCCGCCGGATGCGACCTGAGAGGCGAAATCACCGATCTGATATCCGGCCTGCTGCGCGATGCCGCCGAAGCTACGCATGCCGCCCTGCGCCTTTTGGACCTCGGCGCCCATCTTCGCTGCGGTCGCGCCGGTCGTCTCCATCGACCGCTTGACCGCTTCGAAAGCGGCGCGGGTCTCGTCGGATGCCTCGATCTTGATCTTGAGGTTAGGATCCGCCACCGCGCCGCTCCTTCATGATTTTCGCATAGGCGAGCCAGCCTGCGTACTCATCGACGGTCATCTCCATGACCGCCGCAACCGTCATCTGGAGCCGATCCGCGAGGCTGTAAATCGTCAGCAGCTCGGGATCGGCTCTCAGTTTTTTTCGGCGTCCTCGACGGATGCGGAGCGGCTGATTTCCGCCGCCATCCACTGCACCAGGGACGCCGGGCAGCGGCGCATCAGCGTGTCTTTGTCTTCGAGGCTGAACACCGGCTCGCCCTTCTCGTCGCGCGCCTTCATGATGAGCGCGCCGACGAGGTAGGAATGCGGGTCGTCCTTGTAGCGGCGCGCGAGTTCGCGCTGCTCAAGGATCGTCATCGGGCTGACCCAGATGGCGTAGGGCTTGCCATCCGGCTGCGCCAGTTCGGGGATCTCCACGCGGCGAGAGCCGATATCAACGGCCCTCGCCACCATCGCCTCAATGAGCTTCATGCGGATCAGTTCGCCTTCGTCAGGGTGCCGGTGCCCTGGAAGCTGTAGGTCGCTTCGACCATGCCATCGAAAGCGGCCGAATGGTTGGCGCCCGTGATCACCACGACGCCGGAATAACTCGTCGCCGCAGTCGCGGTGCCCTCGGGCAGGAAGGTCGCGGTCGCCGTGCCGACGTTCGTGCCGAGCGGCAGGAGCGCCATCTGGCCGTTCGTGTCGGATTCGTCCCAGTAGCACGTGAGCTGACCCGACCACGACTTCATGCCGGTCGTGTAGGTGCGGAACGTGTCGCCCATCGTCGAATCTTCGATGGTGTCCTGCGTGATGTCGAGGCTCCACGAACGCAATTCGGCCACGACATTCGTGCCGACGCGGACGAGGCCTTCTTGGCCGCGATGATTTGCCATAGCTGATCTCCTTAGCTAGCAGCGGTGGGGCTGTTCTCGGCCGTGCGGTAGGTCACGGCGAAGGTCATGCGGACGATGCCGAGCGGCTGATCGCCGCCGTCCGCGAAGTCGATCTCGGTTCCGGTCAATGTGCAGTCACGAACGGCGCCGCTCAGCTGGGATCCGCCGATCGCGGTCTCGACCTCAGCGGCGATGTCGTCAAGCGTTTCGTCGACGTCGGCGGTGGCGCGGGCATAGCCCTCGACCACAAATTGCGCCACGCGCACAAGCTTGCGCGGCACGCCCACGACAAGTTCAGGCTCGCTGGCCTCGCTGCGACAATAAACGACGAGGCCGGGCAGCTTGTCGGACGCCAGCGGATAGACCCGCGAGCGATAGACGCGCGTGCTGGTCGTGACGAGGCCGGCGACCGCCGTCACGATCGCGTCGCGCACTGTCTGGCGATGATGCGGCATCACGCCTTCTCCAGCGTGAGCGCCGTCACGCCCGTGCCGTCGGGCTCGACGACGCGGATGGTGTAGGTGACGCTGCTGATGACGAGCCTGTAGCCCTCAGTGAGCGCCGACGGCAGATCGGCGGTGCGGCACGTGAAGCGCGGCGCGGTGGTCGCGTAGCCCACACTGCCGCCCGCCTCGACCGCGGTGAACTCGGCGTCAAAGATCCCTGCCAGTCTGATTGTTTTTCCCGTCGAGACGGGCCGAAGCGCGGCCTCGACGCCGAAGATCTCGACGTCAAGCAGCGCGGCGATGTCGCCCTGGATGTCCATCAGGCTCCTTTCGCCGGCAGCTTTCCGGCCCGCTCAAGGTAGTCGATCACGATTTCCGCGATCTTCTCCGGTCGCGCCAATGCCTGACAGGCGGCGGCGTTCGTGACGGTGTCGCGCGTGCAGAAACCGAAATGCACCGGATGTATGCGGTGACAGGGATAGCAGGACAGCGCCGTCGGTTCAGCGCTGGCGGTGTTGATCCAGTGCTTCGTGAGGTTCTCGACCGACGAGTGCGACAGCGTGATCACTTTCAGCATCGGCTCAAATGCCACCGCATTCGCGATCAGGCTTTCGGTTGCAACCACGGCGTCAGCCTGGAGGGCATACGCCAGGGCATGCCTGACCGGCCACTCCATGCCCACGAAAATGCCGTAGGGCTCGACGCCGATCACCTTGTCGTCGCGGATGTCGCCGAGTGCCAGCGAATAGACGCCGCGCGCCGCGAGAAGCTCCATCAGTCGTTGCGTGTGCGGCCAGTATTTGACCGGCCCGCTGCCCGCCGGGTTGATGACCACGACAGGGCCGTCGAGAAGCAGGCGCATGCGCCGCGCCCATTCGCGCTCTTCGTCGGTGGGATAGAAGCGCTGCCGCCAATCACCCGGCGGGATGTCGGCGTAGCGGTGGACCATCTCGAGATAGTTCGCGTCCATCAGCTCGTGGCGCAGCGCGTGCGGCAGATAGAACTCGTTGCTTTCGCGGTGCGCGAGCAAGCGGTTCTCGACGCTGCCGACGAGGTTGATCCATTTGTCGTGATGGCGCGCGAGGTGCGCCCAGCATGCGAGCAGCTCTTCGTGCGACAGGACGTTGTCGGGTAGCTCGACGAGGTCGTCGATGTTCGGATCGTGGCGCAGGATCTTTGCGCCGGCCGATGCGACATAGACCGTCGTGTGCCAGCCCTGCTCCTTGTAATGCGCGATCGGCGATGCCGCCCAGAGCGCGTCGCCGTGGCCGCCGACGCGCACGAAACCAACGCGCTTCGGATGCCGCGGCTCGCTCGCGGCGTCGCGCTGCCCCTTGCCGGCCGCCTCGCGGCGGAACACCTGAAGGAAGCTGTATTCGGTGCCCTGGTCGCGGGTCTCGTTGACGAGCAGCGACCAGTCTGGCGCGATCTCGCGCATCGCCGCAACGATGTCCTCGGGCGCGAAGTCGTGCTTGTGGTCCGGATTGGATCCCGGCTCGCCGATGCGAGGATACAGATCGCGGTGCGGCAGATACAGAATGAGGTGACCGCCGACGGAAAGCAGCCGCCACCATTCCTTAAGCGCCGCGCGGTAGTCCTCGATGTGCTCCAGCGTGTGGCTGGAAAACACCGTATCGACGCACCCATCGGCGAACATCGTCATGCGTGCCGCATTCGGCACCATGAGGTCCGGCTTCATCTGGATGCCGAAAAGCTGCGTGTCTTTCCCGCTGTCGATGCCGATCAGGTGCGGCCAAACCTTGCGCGGCCCGCAGCCGATATCGAAGCCGCGCTTGCAATAGCGCAGCACGTCAAAGCGGACCTTCTGTGATTCTTCCCCCTGCGGGTCTTCTGGACGCCAGACCATAAATGCTCCGGTGTAGTTGAGGCGCGCGGAGTATAGCACCCCGCGCGCCTCTCTCGATCAGGTCAGTTGATCGAGCATGACCGCGAACGCTGCCGGCTGGCGGATGCCGAAATCCGCGAACTGGTTGAGCGTGATCTTGACCTGACCCTGATCCGCCTTCGTGTACGGATCGACGACCACGTCCGGCGCACCGAACAATCCGAGGACCGCCATGCTCCAGTCGCTGGAGAAGGCCGTCATCGAGCAGACGGTGGTCGAGGTGCCCTTGGTCAGGTTCGACGGCACGTTGTTCGTCACGGCCACGCGATAGCCGTTCACCGCCGTCTGGCCGGGCTGCCAGATGTAGTCGAGGTTCGTGCCGCGCTGCACCTGTTTCGCACGGCCGCGCACCTTCGTGTTCGTGAGGTAGCCGGCGAGGCGATCGGGCTCGGCGTTGGAGTTCGCGCACGCGCTCTCCAGATCGACGAACTGACCCCAGGCCACCGTCGCCCCGTTCGCGCCGGCGGTCGCCGTCGAGATCGAGGTCGTGTTGCGCAGGCCGAGGATGTTCGGCGAGGTGCCGTTTCCGTTGATGGCCTGATTTTCCAGCAGGACCGCCGCGCCCATCAGCAGGTCGTCACGGATCATCGGCTCCAGCGCCAGCGCCGACTGAATGATGGCCTGTTTCGACACCTCGACATACGCACCGATGCGCTTTGGCTGGAGCGTGAGCTTCGCCGTCTGAGGGTTGGTTTCGGTGGCGCTTCCGATTTCGGTCAGCATCGCCAAGGATCCGGCGACCGCCTTGCGCGGGATGTCGACGTTGCCCGACAGGCCCGGCAGGATGCGCACGCCGAGGCCAGCCATGACCATCGAGTTGCGCAGCGCGTCGATGTAGAGATCGCCGCGGAAGTCGGTCGGGACGAGGTTACCGGCCTCGGTGGTCGTGCCGACGTTGAAATCGCGGCGGAAGACGTCAAGCGGCAGGTAGAAGCCTTCGGCCTCGCGACCCATCATCTTCGCGATCGCCTGCGAGCACTCGCGCTCAAAACCGGCCTTCGACCAGTCGCCGAGAACGACGGCCTGGAGCGCTCGACCGATGGAATAGCGCTGCGCCTCCTTCTTCGTCATGCCCACGTGCATGGCGGAGGTGTCGGAGTGGCGGCTCTCCATCTGCGACATGATGTGCTCGCGGAAGGCGTCCACGCTCTTGCCGTTGCGGATGTGGTTCGCCGCATCCTGCGGCCCGAGGTACTTCGTGTACTGCTCGTTCAGGTCGAGGATGCTGCGGACGCGCGCCGACTCGATGTCGGCGGGCGAGGGGATGTTGTCGGTCATCTTGAAAGCCCTTTCGGATTTGATCTGAGGTTCCGGTTTCGCCGGGGGTTCCTCGGTGGCGGACAGCACGGGTTCCTGTTCGTCGGCAGCGCGACCGACGCCGACCGATGCGTCGGCCGGGATCGCGACGAGCGACAGCTCGTGCGGTTCCCAATCCATGACGCGGACGGTGCCGTCCTTCGCGCGCTGCTCCATCTTGTGAATGGCGTAGCCGACGCTGACGTGACGACGGATGCCGTCGACCACGTCACGAAACGCCTCCTCGGCGCGGGCAGAGCGGCCGAAGCGCACGGCAGCGCGCCCCACCCTGTCCCCGTCGATGGAGGCCCGCTCGACTACGCCGATGTGCTGACGCGGGTCGTGGTCGAGCAGCAACGCGCCGCCACCGTTGAGCCTGCCGAGGCGCACGGATGTCGGGGCGTGGTCGAGGATCTCGGTTCCGAAGACCCGCTCATAGGGCTCCTCGGACGAGAATGCGATTTCTACGGTGCGCGCCTCTTCGTTGACCGCCGCGCGGTCGAACGTGGCGTTGCGCTGGAAATTACCGGCCATTGTTCGGGCCTCCGTTGTCTGTTTCGGTGTCGTCTTCGTCGTCATCCTCGGGGCCTTCGGCCTCGACCATCGTGCCGCCATTCGTCGGCTCGATCTCGACGCCAGCGGCGCGCATCTTCTCGGCCTCGCTCGCAAGCTCCGCGAGGATCTCGTCGAAGTCCTGGCCGGTCTTCGCTGCGATGCGGCTGCGCGATGTGAGGCCGGCGGCGAGAAGCTCTTTCTCCGCCTGGGCATCCTTGAGCGGATCGACCCATTGCCAGCGGCGGCCGAGGAAGCTTGACGCCTCGGCGAACTTGACAAGCCTGTCCGCCGGAAGTGCGCGGCCGGTCTGAGTGAAACGGATGTCGCCGCGCAGAAGTGCGGAGGCAAGCCACTCGCGGTACACCGGCATCAGGAAGCTATCGATAAACCACGACTGAAGGATCTGCCACTGGTCGCGCGTCTCGATCGTGCCGGCGCGCATGCTGCTGTAGTTGACGGCTTCGAGGTCGCCCGCGAGGGTCGGATAATCGATGTCGAGGCCCGAGGCGATGCCGCGAAGGCACGCCTTGATGAAGCTGTCGAAGTTCTGGTGCGGATAGTCGGGATCGAAGCTCTGGAAGTCGTAGCCGGCGGGAAGCTCAAGCATTTCGCCCGGC